GAAAGAACAATCTGGAATGCAAACACTTGACGATTTTCAAACCCATGTCTTCGGTCTTTATTATGGAGATGATGTGGTTTTATCAGTTTCAAGTGAAGCACTACCCCTGTTTAATATGAACACTATTCAGGAGTGGTTTGCTGATCATGAACTGGTATTCACAGATCCAACAAAGAAGGAAGATGCTGTACAAACATCTTGCATTCCTCCAGAAAAAGCCACATTTTTGAAGCGCTATTTTCAACCAACTGAGCTTCAAGATGTGGTGTTGTGCCCAATGGAGGATGGAGCATGGCAAGAGATCGTCAATTGGATTCGGGACACTCCTGGAGTGTCTAAACAAGAAGCAACTCAACAAAATGCAGATGACAGTATCCGCGAGTCCTTTTATCACGGTGAAAAAGTGTTTCATGATGTGAAGAAGCGAATTAACAGGCGCTTGCGTCTGGCTGGCTGTAAACCTGTGACTCTTGCGTATCGAGAACTGTTTAAAGAGCTCTATGGTCATCAAATTCCAGACCAACGAGCTCTGCGACTTTTCTCTTGCGTATCGTAGAGTTGCCCCTACTGTCCGTCCGTTGGTGAGAATCCGCCCGGGACAAGTAGTGGGAGTTATCGATTTTGACAACCCTATTGTGACAACTAATTTTAATTGTAGTAGTAGTGTAAATTTCTTAATCAAAATACCGACTTGGGGTAACCAATCCCCCGCAGTTTCCTGTCTGAGCAACAAAACAGGAGGGAGTGGCTAGGCGCCCGTGCTCAAACTTTAACGTAAATTCAAACTGCTTTGCAGGAAAGTGAGAGCCAGAGTCCGCACCCCCGTGGTTCCTTTATCAAATTGAGAAGAGGAGCGCAAGGACCTTCGGTGGCACATAAACCGTCGGAGGTGGTACGTAGCCGGAATGCTCGCTTAGCTGAGCATGTTACATCGTAGCCTAGAGAGTGGTGAGATTTGAACCGACTTCGTAGAAAATTTCGAGTGGTGGACGATAGAACACCTGCGAATAGGTTTTAACCAAGAGACACTGGGCTCGGTGTTGGAAGCCAGATACATAGAGTGTTGGCGACCCACCAAGTGGTGAACGTGCTAGAGTGAACGTGAGCTAGAGATCCGGAGCGTGAATGACGACAATGGAACGACCAATGGACAACGATTATGCCTTGTATATAGTAGTAACCCTATCCCTTACCCTTATATTCTTGAAATTTCGTAATTAGCGTAGTTATATAGTAGAAATCATAAACCTGTATAATTTACTGTACCCAACCCCCAAACTAGTTTTTATAAAAAATTTTATACTAATTAATTAATCAAATAAAT